TCCGCAGCACCATGTCATCGACCCGCTTCTGAATGGGCAGGGGAATGGCTCCGATAGGAGCGGCGATGCGGCTGAAGTGCCAGTTGAGCTCCGCCATGTCTTGCGGGTTGGCCGAGTCCACATAACATGGAATCGCGCGATCACGCTTCCCCACCAACGCCGCCATGCGCTCAGCACGCCGTGCCAGCGTGTCGTCTTGCGAGAAGAACTCGTCCGAGATGAAGTACGAGCCATGCTCGTCCGCCGCGAAGAACAGTGTCGCGAACCGGTGATACTGGGGGTCGCAGACAAACCATCTGGCATAATCTAGCGGAATCTCGAACGGAGGGACAAGATGGACCTTCTGGTCGAAGCTCCGGAAGACGAGGCCTGAGCGGGTGATGAACTCACCGTACATACGGGCGGCGCGCACGGTAGGATCGGGCCAGCGGCGCTCCATCGCCTGAATGTCGGCATCCGAGAAGTGTGGAACGAGCGAGTGACCTTCCCGGTCAGCCACGGGCATGTGGATGACGTGGAAGTCCTTGATGTCGCCAGCGGACCAGGGAATGTAAATCTTGTCTCGCACCCAGAAGGACTTGATGTCGATGGGAGCGAAGACGAGGATGACGCGGCCATGGCGGTCGAACACGCGGGCCTGGAGCTCTTCGAAGACCGACTCTTCAGGCGTCTCGTCCATGATGGCCAGGTCGATGGAGGCACCCTGGAGACGGCGTTGGCGCATGTCGGACGAGACGAAGTGGAGCTCGGAGCCGTTCTTGAACTTGACGATGGGAGAACGGTCGCTGGCCATCTTCAAGATCTCTTTCCGAGGCGCGAGCTTCTTGAAGACGGGAAGAATGGTGCGGCGATACATGGTCAGCGACGGCATCACATACCACACGATCACGGGCGGAGCTGGAACCTCAGCCCATACTGTCCGACCGGTGCAGTAGTAGATGGCCTCGGCGACGGCGTACCATGTCTTTCCGGAACGGTTGCCGCCCACAACCAGCAGAATCGGGTGGCGATCCCGGTGCGCTTCCTGCTGGACACTGTGAGGCTTGTAGACGAGACCGAGAGGATCTTCGTGCTCCCGACGACGGAGCTCATTCTCGATGTCTCGGTAGTTGACCAGCTCTACTTGATTCTCAGGCACTCAGGCCAGTCCTTTGGAGGGCTAATGGCGATACACTGATTCTGCTCGGCAATGAGATTGCCCTTTCGCAGCTCAAAGATGATCGTATCAGCCTGCACGATGTGGGCGTCGAGCTTCTTGGGCATCTGTACGAAGCCCATGACCGCGACAGCGAGCGCGCAGATAACACCCAGTGCCCACCAAGCGGTGGGGATCGTATTGATCCACGCCGAGAGTGCTTGCAGCCTGAACGTCATACGGCAGCTCCTTTACCACTGGCGTTCCCACCAGGCGAACTCGAAGTCGAATGCCCATCCCGTCACGAGCCCCGGATACCAAGCAAGAATGGCGAAGCTGGATTGTGGAGGAACACAGACTGGACCGAGGCTCTGGACGTACTGAGCGGGCGCAGTGGCTGTAGCACCGGCTTTCGTGGCACCGCTCACGTTCTCCATGTTACCGAATGTCCAGAGATATTCGTCATTCACCGTAGCAAGGTTGGTGCTTGAACCCTTGTCCTTCATCACACCACGGCCCATGATCAGTCGGTTGGCACCAGCGGCGTTGAGCGTGACACCACCGACGTGGATACCGGCCACCGGCGCGAAGCCTGCCTGGTTCATCACGAGGACGTTCTCAGCACCGAACTCCGGCGAGACCGGCTGGAAGCCACCGGCCGAGAAGCGGAGCTTGGGATCGAGGACACCGACCCACTGAATCGAGGTACCAGTACCGTCTTGCGCCGTGACAACCGTGAGTCGCAGATAGTGCGGGTACAGGAAGATCGAGCCTTGACCGAGCGGATCTTGCGCTGCGTTCAACATGCCTGGGGGCGATCCCGCATTCATGGCGGGATAGATCTGCGAGGGGTTCTCGATCTCGAAGATGGCGGCAGTGGACGAGAACGCCGTGACGACGGTGACGGTGTGCCCCGTACCACCCGGCGAGCCCGTCATGGCCTTGAAGTACTTCCCACCGGCCACGTTCCATCGACCGCGCAACTCTTCTTCTCTACGAATCGCTTGCAGTGCGTCCATTGGACACGCTCTCCGCTGGGGTCAACAGCTCTTTCAGGTTGGTCTCGCCATCGTTGATCTTCTGAACGATACCCTTAAGCTCCTCGATTGACAAGTGCGCGAAGCGGGAGCGACGCAACCGTTCGGCGATGCCTTCGGGGTCTTCCTTGAGATTGATCAGCGCCCGAGCGGCGGGGACACGTTCCTTGTCGGTGCCGTTGACGGCGGCGTCCAGGAGGGCGGAGTAGCCGAGGATGACACCGAAGAGCTTCAATGTGTCGTAGAGTTGGTCGAGAGACTTGGGGTTGAGACCTTCGTTCACCAAGCTCTCCAGTTCCGCGATGGCCTTGTCTTTCATGTGTCGAAAGTACACGCCCCTTGACAAGCGCGCAAGGGAGGGTATAATCGGGCGTGGCTCTGCCACGCCATTATACACCCCGTTCTGGGAGGTTCTGTGCAGTGTCCCCGCTGTGGCTGGATCATCAACTCCATGACGCCCGAGAAGGCCAAGCTCATGCGAGAGTCCTACCCGAGAGCCTTCAGTCCCTGGACCCAGCAAGATGACGAGAAGCTCGCCGAGCTCATGGCTCGGGGAACGGCGATGCTGATGATCTGTAAGGAGCTGCAGCGCCAGCCCACGGCCATTAAGCGTCGGATGGAGCTTCTCGGGATGAAGCAGGCGCAGGAGAAGGTGACGGAGAAGAACTACGTTACCGGGGAAGGTATTTCGCCCGCGCCTGAACAAGTGAGTCCAGGAGTGCCTGCTGACGAGCGTTGATTAGATCCGGAGAGAAGCGGTAGTTGTAGGCACTCTCTTCGCCGACCTGTGGAATGATTCCACGAACCGCCTGCGCGAATGCATCCGAGAGCACTTCTCCTGTCACGCCTGTGTTCCCTGCCCCTGACCACGCTGCCTGTGCTGGAAACTTGGGATTCCGCTTCAAGAACTCTTCGCGAAGTCCTGGTGTCAAGAGATCGAGGATGTGACCGAACTCGTGCGCCATGGTCGCACGCACTTGTGGCTGGGACCGTCGTGCGAGACCGAAGTCGAAGGGTGTGACGGCCATGGTGTTGGACCGTGGCCAGTAGTCTCCGAAGTCCGTGCCTTCAGTGCCCATGGAGAGCTGACGAGGCTCTCCGCCGACGAGGGCAGCGAGCGTGTCGGCAAAGCCTGGACCAGCGGACTGGGAGACGACGGGATCGACTTTCATCCCCTTCAGGGCATGAATGAGGGCTGCGACATGCGCTGCTTTTCTCGTGTTGATGGAGACGTTGGAAGCGTCAGCCGCCGCCGTCAGCTGCGGAGCGGTGCGATGGGGTGGCGTGTCGAAGGGAAGCGCCATAAAGGACCCAAGGAGAAAGAGAAAGGTGTGCATACCCAATATATGCACACCCTCTCTCCGATGCTACCAGATCTACGGATTGCCGTCTTCGACCGTGCGGCCACCGAGGTTCTGGTCATCCTCGGGGACTTCCCGGAGGTTCAGGTCGGCACCCTCGTTCTTCTCGATGCCACGGGTGTCGTCTGCCGAGCCATGGAATGGCCACTCCTGCGGGATGCCAGGGTACTGGCCACCACGCACGTTGCCGACGCCGGACTCACGGGGCTGGGGGGCGTAGGTCACGTCGCCCTGAACGTCACCGGCTTCGCTGGCTTCCGCAATCCCGTCGAAGCCCTCTCCGTAGCGGATCGGGACCGGGATACCGGGATACTGACCCGCCGAGTGGGGGATCGTAACTTCCAGACGCTCGTTCGGGTTGTGAACCTGCGTCTTCCCTGGGGCACGACCCTGGGCGTTGGACTTGTCGGAGTGGACGTAGTGACCTGCCAGGGCCGGGTCTGTGCCACGAGGATCTTCGGAGGCTTGGCCGGTATTCACTTCCTCGGTGGCACTCGGGATGATACCGGAATGCTGGCGCTCGCCGGGATACTGACCGGACTTCGCGCCGCTGCCGTGGACATCGCCCTCGGTCATCTTGGTGGGCGACGGCGGCGTTTCCTTGTCAGCGGTCTTGCCGCCGAGTGTGCTCTTGCGGGCCATGTTAGTTCACTCCTTGCGAGCTACCTGCTTTGTTGGAGAGCTTGACTTGTCCAAGCGTGACATCTTCATCCTCGCCTTCGAGGATACCGCTCGTCTCGACTTCATCGACCTTCTTGCCGCCCTTGAGACCGGCATAGGCGTCGTGATCGGCGTGATCGGTGCCACCACCGGTCTTGCCGTGGACCGCCAAGGAGGCCTTGGCGATCTCTCGCGAACGTTCCTTGATGTACTCGGGACCGGTCGAGCCGAACATGTCGAAGCCGTAGTCCGAGGGACAGATGATCACGGAGCTGTCTTCCTCGTACCCTTCACCCTTGCCACCCTCCGCTTCCGTGTCCTTCGTGTTGACGTTCTTCACGGAGGCATGAGCGGCTTTCACCTGCTCCGGAATCGCGGCCATCAGAGCGTCGATCTCGCGCTTGCTCATATCAGACTCCAAGAGACTGTCGGACTACATCGCCGGGAAGCTTCACTAGAATGTAGCCACAGTGCCCGCAGCGCACAACTACCATGTTGGCTACAAGATACCGAGACGGGAGGATCTGGCGAACTCGGGATTCGCACCGGAGACAGTACTGCGGGGTCATCTCCAGCATCTCGTGCGTCCAGCGCATGGTCCTACTCCGTGGCTTCGTCCCCCGTCATCGCCCCGTACTCCCCATCGTGTACCCGGACATGCACCTTCTGGCCGATCTTGAGCTTGCTGGCATCGTCAACGTGGACATGGGCCGTCGATTCGGGCCGGTTGTCAAAGCCCAAGTTCTGGCCGCCCTTCCCCACCTTGCCCGGCTGCCCATGCTTGATCGAGACTCGGGCGACTCCGGGATGGTCCGCGCTCTGTTCGATGCGATGGACCGTTCCACTCGCCATCGGAGGCATGACTTCCTTCTCCGGCAAGCCCTGCTTCGCGTGGGCGGTCTGCACCATCTTCTTGATCGCGCCCGTGTTCAAGCTGTGTGCCATGGATGACTCCCTGTGGACGTTCTCCTGCAAGATAGCTACCTACCCAAGCTCCCGCAACACATGGGATTACGAGCCAGATGCTCTGGGAGACGGCAATCGCGATGACGGAGAGGCTCGCCACGAGCTCGTAGGACGCAGAGTAGTTCGCCCGCCCGAGCTTCGTGTGCGCGTCTTGCCACTTACACGCCAGCCAATCGAGCAGAGCCGTGGAAATGAGGAGTCCCAGCCAGATGAGTACCCGCATGGGACCCAAGGTACCATATGGCCTAGTAGCCCTGTCAATCTCCCCAGAGATAAACTGATGGGACCCAGGTACTTGGAGTCCCTTACCTCCTCTTCTTGCTATCGAGAGAAGCGTAAGTCGATGGGACCCAAAGAATTATTGGGGTGCGTGCTCACGAGGACTCTCCCGGTACGCTTTTGGGGTCATCATCTGATGATACCATCTGTCGGTATGGGACCCAGAACATCTAGCAGCACATCATCTTGCGGGATTGGGTGTAGCGGGTGGGAATGAAGCGCGCCGGCGAGCTTCGCCGCGCGATACCGGCGGTGGCCGGCGGCGATCTCATAGCCGCCGCCCTTCCGCGGTCGCACGATGATGGGCGTCAGCTGGCCGGTCTGGGGGCGCAAGCTTCGCGCCCCTCCACCGTTCGCCGGCTAGAACCAAGATGCGACCTGCTCAGGGGTCGCGGCCTGCTTGCTGGGCTTGTGTGCGGCGCGCTCGACCTTGGCGGCCTCCGCGTCTGCCTTCACCGCGAGAATGAACCCGCCACGACGCGGCGCGGCGAGGATCAGCCCCTTGGGGTTGCCCTGCTCATTCCACGTTGCCGCCTTCACCACCTCCACGAAATCCGCCGGAGGCTGTATCATGCCCTGCGCCGTCGCCATACCGAATTGCTTGGCAAGCGACGGACGGCGTGCCTTTCCGGGCTCGGCGTAGGGTGCGTAGTTTTGGTGCACCCAGCTAAAGCGCGGATTCCGTCCCTCGCGCTCCGCTTGCGCCGCAGCGGCCTGAAGATCGGCTGTGGTGGCGGTCTCCTTCAGGCCGAGAAGAGAACACGCGCCACCGTGAATCTGGGCCCGCTGCTTGTCCGTCAGGGCCGCAAACGGGGCGGGATCAGAGACATACGCCAGACAGACGGACGTATTGTGCGCCGCATTATTGCGAATCATGCGGAGCACGGCCTCCACGGGCTTGTACGTCTTGGGTGCTACGGTCATAGAAACCCCCAATGCTGTAGGGCCGATTTCGCGCTCGGCCGGCGCTCGGCGGAATAGGTCCGCCCGGTCTCCCCTAATGTAGGGAGTGCCGCAAATCCATCTTCGCGGCGTCATCTGATGTTCGGCTGGGAGAGACTGAAACAGAGGCGCGGTCAGCACACATGACCGCAGCAGGGACAGCTGAAACCGTACTGCGCGGTGCTCCACTCGCAGTAGCAACGCCAGCAGATCTTCCAGATGGGCGTGCGAGCAGGCAGCTTGTACCACACAGGCTTATAGTGCATGGGAGTATTGAGCCTCCAGTTGTGTTGGGGAGCGGGGCCGCTCGCCCCGTGCCCCCCAATCTACCGGGTGCCGCAAGGACATCTAGGAGGGGGATCGTACAACGTGCGGTACTGGATGGGCTCTAGTATCTCCGTGTGCCGCCACCGATCCGGCGTCTCTGTCACCTGCTTCACAGCCCCACAGCTGCAGATGAAGTGCTGCTCGTCTTCATCCTGCTCCCATACGTGCGTTTCCCCACCGCACACAGGACGGTTGATGAACACATCTTGTGGCAATGGCGCAGTCTCGAAGTACTGTGCAAAGCTCACGATAGTCTCCTGTCTGACCAGCACGGGCCGTCACCCAGCTAAGCCCTTGTGCATTCACTACTTCCACTACTCGCACAGACCGTCAAGTATCTGGGCGTGGAAAGCAGCTAGGCCAGCGCATCAGGGGTTTCAGCAGGAGAGGAACATATGGGTACAGCTGTATCTCCTGCCAAGAACACAGCAAGCAGCCCGGTAACTGCTGTCAATGCTGTGGTGCAGCGGTACAACGTGTGCACGAGTGGCTCGGCTTGAGTGCAACCCCCAGAGGCCGCTATTGTGTTGCAGCACATAGGCTTCACGGTGAGGAAGCGCCATTGTCTCGTACCCGTCGTGAGCGTGGGAGGGAAATGCAGGCAGCCACGTTGACTCAATGGTCTGAACTTCCTGCTAATGTGCACCACACTCTGTGGCAGCATCGTACAGACTGCTGCGCGTGCCACACAAAGCGATTCATCATCGCCCGTGCGTGTGGCAACGTCTGAAACAAGGCTGCGCTGGGGATCGAACCCAGCCCCGGCTACTTCCGGACACAGTGGCCTGCCCGCCTACTGGCACGTTGAGTTGGCTCACACTGGAGACGGTTCCATGCCGCTACCGCAGCTTTCTACGTGAGATTGGGGAGAGTTCTAGGTTCTAGCGACCTAGACTTGGCCACATGAAGTGGACTAGCTCCCCGTGTCCTCAGTCCTGCACCTTCCCGAGCTGCACCAGCGCAGCCTGAGCGTCGTACAGCCCAGCGCCGCTGGGTGCGGCGACGGGAGCGGGCGGCGCTTCGAAGTACATCGAGAGCAGCGCCTGCTTCGCAGCCGCGATGTGGGAAGCGAAGTGGCTGTTCAGCCCCTTCGTGTTGATGGTGGACAGCGGCGCACCGGATGCCTCACCGCTGAGAAGCCCTGCGGCGTAGGTGCGCGGGAACGCCCGGCCACGGATCACTGCTGTGGTGACCGTCTTCGAGTCCTGGCTGCTGTCTGGGCCACGAATGGCCCCCAGCACGTCCCAGAGACGCTTGGCTTCCCCCGAACCGCTCTCGCTGAGCAGGAAGTCGTCGATCTTCTGCAGCATTTCCTTTGCGGTCATGATGCTCTGCATCCTCCAGTTGGAGTGAATGTACTACCACGTGGTACTGCACAGCACAGTGTGTGCTCGCCTAAGCACCTGCGCTCGGTCGCTATCTTGCACGAGAACTTAATGCCCTATTTATGAGAGCCACACACCAAGTAGCGGCGACAGGCTTTGAACCTGTGTCTCCCAGCAGAGAGCCGGGTGTCCTAGCGAAGATGAACTCTTGAGGCTAAGAGGGTACTGCAACCCAGGCTGTTTCCCCAATGTGTATACGTGCCTGCAACTCTTGATCTCGCTGTCGGCGGCAAACATAGCGCAGTGCCCTTTGGGCAAGCAGGGAAACTGTAGACACCTGCCCGCTATGACCACCTAAGCTCACAAGCGACATAAGCACGCTGCCCCTTCGATGCCACAGGACTAGTCGCCTGTAGCAACCCACTAGACGACGCCGCCATGTGTTACGTGAGCACCGTGCGCTTCCAATACAGATTCAAACACATTGTCCTACCCCTCGCGTGAAGTGAAATAGCCAAGTAGGGATTCGAACCCCAATCTGCACCCAGAGAGGGTGCTGTCCTCAAGCATAGGGCGTACATCGACATCAACAGTTCCCATGCTTCCCATGCTGCACACTAGTCTGTGCTGCACGACCCTTAGACGACTCGGCCAAGAGAGCCCGGCACCGAAGTGCCGGGCCTATGTGAATGTGTCGCATCACACGGTGCCTAGCTGGGCGCTACCCAGCACGATCAGCTACGCCCCGTTCAAGGGCTTGCCGATGGTGATGCCTCCCACGGTGGCCTCCGCCCACGTGAGATCGTTGGTGATCTTCCGCACCTGCTGAGCGCGGATGCCCACGGCGGTCAGCACGTCGCTGGCCGTCTTGAACACCGTCGCACGCTGCGGATCGGTGACGAACAGGAACTTGCCGTTCGCCTGGACCTGCACGAAC